AAATAATAATAAAAAGAACGTTTACTATTCAGTAAAGGAGTCCATAGACAAACTTGTAGATGCACTTAAGTATGTCGTTAGATATAACTCATAAATGGCTAGAGATATTGTAAAGAACCTTAAATTTAAAAAGCATACTGGAAAGTATTTTGACCCAGAGCTTTTTGCCAGCTTACTTGATGAGTCGTATCGAAATACAAAACGTGCAGACGGAGAAATGACAAAGAAATCATTTAGCCCCAGCCTTCTTGGATTTGGTCATGGCACTTGTCCAAGATATTGGTATATGGCTTTTTCGGGAGCAGTTTTTATTGACAACAATGATGCCGTAGCAGTTGCCAATATGGCACAAGGAACTCAAGCTCACGAAAGACTTCAAAAATTAATTGCCACTATGCCAGAGTGGAGGGCCGAAGAAGAAGAAATTATTAATGAGTATCCACCAGTTAGAGGATTTATTGATCTGGTCATGGAGTATGATGGTGAAACTGTCATTGGTGAAATAAAAACAGCTAAGCAAGAAGTGTGGGACGCCAGACAGGCCGAAATGAAGCCAACAGACAATCATCTACTTCAGCTATTAACATACATGAAATTAAAGAATGCTAAAGAAGGATTTTTTATGTATGAAAATAAAAATACACAAGAAATTATAGTTATACCAGTTTCAATGAATGATAAAAACAAGAAAATCATTGAAGATGCTTTTGAATGGATGAAATTGGTGTGGGATAATTTTAATAATAATGAAATGCCTACAAGGCCAGAAGGTGCAACAAAGTATAAATTGCCATGCACATATTGCCCAATTAAAAAAGATTGTTGGGATAAGTCATCCGACCCTGGGACGGTAGATATAGAATTAATGAAGGTTAGCCATATATGATATGCGCTAACAAAGAATGTAAAAAAGATTTTGAGGCACAAACTCATAATCAAAAATATTGTTGTGACAACTGTTGTAGGGTTGCAACAAATAAAAGAATCATGGAAAAGTATTATGAAAAAAAAGCAATAAGAGCTGGAGAAAAAAGAAAGTGCAAAAGTTGCCCAGAATATCTTAGTAGGTATAACGACAATAAGATATGCTCTTTATGCATTAAAAAAATGAAAAAGAAACACCACTCTAGACTAATGGGTATAATCGATGACATTGGCTAGCCTAGTAAAAACAAAAGCCTCTAGGGTTCTCGGAATAGATGCTTCGACAAGCTCTATAGCTTTTTGTTTAATGGAAAACAATGTCCCGTTAAAATGGGGGAAGATAGACCTAGTTGGGCAAGATATTTATGAAAAGATATATAATGCTAAAGTTAGAATGAGCTTAATGCTTGAAGACCTAAAAAGTGATTATATTGCGGTAGAGGGTGCCATACTTGTCAGATCACCCGATGCTGTGATAAAATTGTCTTATGTCTATGGAGTTGTTATTGCTGAGCTTATGTCTACTGGTGCTAAGGTTATTACTATTAGCCCATCCTCTTGGCAGGCGTACATTGGCAACAAAAATCCGACAAAGGATGAAAAATCTGCAATAAGATTGGCTAACCCAGGATATGCAGACTCCTGGTATAAAAATCAATTACGTAATATGAGGAAGCAAAGAACTGTAGATTATTTTAATAAAAAATATAACTTAAGCCTATCGGATTTTGACGTGGCAGACTCATTTGGAATTGCCTATTATTCTAATGAGGTTCTTACTAAAAGGTAGTATAATAAATATGAGGTGGAAAAGATGAAGCTTTATCAAGATAAGAATTGGCTGTATAGCAGATATGTGGTTCAAAAAAAGAATATTGTAGAAATTGGGATCGAATGCGGAGTATCCGCCATGACCATACAGAGATATATAGACAAATTTAAATTAAAGGTCAAGCGTTAATTGACTTTTTAGTTGACTAGAAGTATAATCATAAAATGAGTGAAATAGAGCCATTAGTGCATTTTGATAGAATGAATCAGGTCGTTTCAGAGCTTCTAAGAGGTAACAGCCCAACCCAAATATCTACTATTACTGGATTTACAAGAAAAGAAGTTTTAGAATATATTGATGAATGGAAAGCCGTAGTACACAACGATACCAGCGTTAGAGATAGGGCTAAAGAAGCATTGATGGGTGCAGACCAACACTATGCAATGCTTATCAAAGAAGCTTGGAAAACAGTAGAGGATGCGGATCAGGCGGGACAACTAAATGTTAAATCTGGAACCCTAAAGCTTATTGCAGATATAGAGTCAAAAAGAATTGCCATGTTGCAGTCCGTAGGTCTTCTTGAAAATAATCAAATTGCATCTCAAATTCTTGAAACAGAAAGAAAACAAGAACTGTTAGTTTCAATTTTAAAGGATATTGCAAAAGACTACCCAGATGTAAGACGAGAAATTATGAAAAAGCTTTCTCAAATAACTGGCATAGTAGAGCCAATTGAAATAATAGAATCCCAGAAGGTGTCCGATGTTTAATACTGAAGGATTTAATAAGCTTGGTGAAGATATATATGTATATAATAATTTTATGTCTGATGATGAATGTAATACGATGTGCAAAGTTGCAGAGAATATTGAAGATGAAAAGTGGATCGGCATTGCTGGGCAAGAAAGATCTCTTAAAAAAATAGAAGAACTTAATCCAATCCATGATAGAGTAAAATCTCTACTTGATAAAGAAGTATATTTAGGATCCGATAAAGGTATAGTAAGAATGAAAAAAGGTGCAATTGGCAAAAGGCACTCAGACAGTTTTGATTTTATGCCCGTAAGAGAGGCCAGCGCTAATTTAAAAGATGGACAAGATTTTAAATTAGCTGAAAACATTATAAGTGCCTTGATCTTATATTTTAATGATTTTGAAGGAGGAGATCTTTACTACGCAGCTCAAGGAATATCCTATAGGCCTAAAAAGGGGGATCTTGTAATCCATAGTTCAGAAAAGCATTGTATGCATCAAGTAAATGAAGTACAAAGTGAATTTAGATACTCTCACTCAAATCATTTTTTTAATTATATTAAAGTACCAAAGGAATTTGACTATGTCCCTTGATTTTTCAGATTTTATAGAAATCCTAGATGGTGATGAGTTTGAAGAAAAACCAGTAGATTTACAAACGTTTGTTACTAATGCACAATACCTGGGTTTGCCCCCACTATCAGAGTATCAGTATTTATTAATTGAAAAAAGCTCTCAGATATATAAAGAGTCAACTCTTATTAATATATACGGTGAGGAGCAAGGCAAAAAAATATTTAAGCAAACCTGTGTAGAAGTTGTAGCGCAGCTTGGTAAGGGATCTGGAAAAGACTATTGCTCTACTATTGCTGTTGCTTACATGGTATATTTGCTTCTTTGTTTAAGAGACCCAGCAGTATATTATGGAAAACCTCCCAGAGACGCTATTGATATTTTAAATATTGCCATTAACGCTCAGCAAGCTAACAATGTATTTTTTAAAGGATTCAAAATGAGAATTGAAAACTCTCCATGGTTTGCTGGCAAGTATACAGATAAGGCTTCTGAAATTAAATTTGATAAATCAATAACAGTACACTCTGGACACTCGGAAAGAGAGGCTTGGGAAGGCTACAATGTAATTGCTGTAATCCTAGATGAAATATCTGGTTTTGCTACGGAAAGCACATCTGGGCATGATCAAGCAAAAACCGCAGAGGCAATATATGATATGTATAGAGCATCAGTTGATTCTCGTTTTCCAGATTTTGGTAAAGTTATATTATTATCTTTCCCTAGATTTAAAAACGATCCAATTCAAAAGTTTTATGAGTCTGTAATTGCAAATAAAGAAGTAATATTAAGAACTCAATTATTAAAATTAAATCAGGACCTTCCAGATAACACGGAAGGAAATGAGTTTGAAGTATCTTGGGAAGAAGATCACATCTTGTCTTATGTGTACCCAAAAGTATTTGCACTAAAAAGACCCACCTGGGAAGTCAATCCTACTAAAAATATAACAGATTTTACAGTTGCATTTCATAAAAATTCAGCAGACGCCCTGGGCCGATTTGCTTGTATGCCAACAGAGGCAGTAGATGCATTTTTTAAATCAAGGGAAAAAATTGAAAAAGCATTTAATAAA